AATTAAACAATATCTTGAAGAGTTATTTGTTAGACAAGGTGAATATGAATTTTGTGAGACCGACGACTCAATAGCGTACTACACACAAAATTCACCCAAAGAAAATAAAATAATATTTTCTTCCGATGGTGATTTGACTCAATTAGTATCTGAAAATACAAGACTATTTAATCCCTCTCACAGTAAAATATATCAACCAAACGATATGTTTGTTTACGACCACGAACAGATTCTAATTCAGAACATAAAGTTGGTTAAAATGATTTGTGGTGACCCTTCTGATAATATTGCTGGTATAAAAAATATGGGGGTAAGAAGACTTATCTCTATGGTACCTGAAATAAAAACTGAAGAAGTTTCAATAGATTTTATTTTAGAAAGATTTAATAATCTTTTTGAGGAGGACAAGGACAATAAATTGATTAAAAATCTTTTAACCGGTGTTACAAAATACGGTGTGTTGGGTGAGGAGTTTTTTGATGTGAATAGTCGTATTGTAAGTTTGGAAAATCCATTTTTAACAGATGAGGCTAAACAATCTATAGATTCACTTATAAACGATTTGATTGACCCAGAAGGTCGTTCATATAAAAACACAATGAAGATGATGATGGAAGATGGAATTTTTCTACTCTTACCAAAATCAGATGACGCATGGATAAAATTTTTAAATCCATTTCTAAGATTAACAAGAAAAGAAAAAAATAAAAAATTAATTAAAATCAGAAACAATGAGTAATCAAGAAGTAACAAAGTTTGAATTCCTTTTGACTTTAGAGGGAAACATTATCTGCCAACGTTTCTTTAATGTAAGGGAACATAATCCAAAGTCGCGACGTTCAATGGATTTACATTATTACGTCAAAAATATTTGTATCGATATCAGTGATGATTTGAAAACAAAAACTTTGGATTATCTACACGAAAATCGTGATTATTTTTACGGTTTGGACACTGCAGAAACCGATGAACAAAACGAAAAAGAGTATTTTTTGTTGGAAATTAAGATGGGTGACGATGTATTTATTCAAAGGATGTTTCCCGCTAATATCTTCCACCCAAAGGTAAGATATACGGTAGACATTCGTCCTTATTTGAAACGATATCTGTCAGATTTGACAGACATATTGTCGTCTAAAAATTTGGAGACAACTTATTTAAATTATCAATTATAATAAATTAAAAAAACTATGTCAGAAAAGAATTTTGGATTTCTCGGAGCATCATTTCAACAAACATTAATCAAGTCAATAATTGAAGATAAAAAATACGGGGAGCAAATTATTGATGTAATCGAGAGCAAATATTTTGATAATAGTTCTTTTCGATTTATCACTGCTCATATAAAAGAATATTACCAAAAATATGGTAATATACCCGACTATCAAAGTCTATCACAGACTATCATTTTAGAATTAGGTTCTCAGGAAACTGCTAGAATACATTTAGATACGATTCACGATATCAAAGAAAACACCAAAGAAGACCCAATGGTAAGAGAGGAAGCTTTGAATTTTTGTAAACAACAAAATTTAAAGAAAGAACTCAAAATGGTTACTGCTATTATTGAAAATGGTAAGTTTCAAGAATACCATAAAATAGAAGGGATTATTCAAAAAGCATTACAAGTTGGACTACCACCTGAAGAATGTATGGATGTTTTTCACAACATTGATGCTGCATTAGAAAAAGACAATAGACAACCAATTCCAACAGGTATTGAAGGTTTGGATTCTGCTTTAAAAGGTGGATTGGGTATTGGTGAATTGGGTGTAGTTTTAGCACCTACTGGTACAGGTAAAACGACAATATTATCTCTATTCGCTAACACAGCTTATTTACACGGATACAATGTTCTTCAAATTTTCTTTGAAGACAATCCTGATAATATTAAAAAGAAACATTACACAATATGGTCTGGTATTGCACCTGATGAACAACCAGAAAATAAAGATTTTGTAAAAGACAGAGTAACAGAAATACAATCACAGAGTAAAGGTTCATTAGACATATTGAAACTACCAAGTGATTCTGTTACCATTTCGGAAATTAAATCAAGACTTAGAAAAAGAATTTCCGAGGGTAAAAAAATAGACCTTTTAGTGATTGATTATGTTGATTGTATTAGCCCTGAAAAATCACAATTTGGTGAGGAGTGGAAAGGAGAAGGTTCTGTTATGAGAAGTTTGGAAGCGATGACAAGTGAATTTGGAATCGTAATATGGACCGCTACTCAGGGTAATAGAGAATCAATTTCTTCCGAAGTTGTTAATAGCGACCAAATGGGTGGCTCAATTAAAAAGGCACAAATTGCTCACGTTATTTTATCCATCGGAAAAACAATTGAACAAAAAGAACACAACTTAGCCACCATGACTTTATTGAAATCGAGAATAGGTCGTGATGGTATCATTTGGCAAAACTGTAAATTCGACAATAGACTATTGGTAATTGATACCGAGTCTCAAACAACTTTACTTGGACACAAAGAAGAAAAACAAAAGAACAACTCCGACAGAATAAAGGACGCGTTCATGAAAAGACAAGAAGTTTTAAACCGTAACTAATAATATTATCACCATGACAGAAAAGATTTTGAAAGAAAATCCAGGACGTTTTGTCCTTTTTCCAATTGAACACCATGACATTTGGAAGTTTTACAAACAACAAGAGGCGTGTTTTTGGACCGCTGAAGAAATTGATTTGGCACAAGACATTTATGATTGGGACAACAAACTAAATGAGGATGAACAACATTTTGTTAAAAATGTATTAGCATTTTTTGCTGCTTCAGATGGTATCGTAAACGAAAATATTGCAATGAATTTTGTTAATTCTGTACAGTATACCGAAGCTAAAATGTTTTATGGGTTCCAAATCATGATGGAGAATATTCACAGCGAGACCTACTCACTTCTGATTGACACTTACATTTCAGACCCAGCAGAAAAGGACATGCTCTTCAGAGCTATCGAGACCATCCCTGCGGTGAAAAAGAAGGCTGAGTGGGCTCTTAAATGGATCAACTCCCCTCACTTTCAGGAGAGACTGATCGCCTTTGCAGCAGTAGAAGGAATTTTCTTCTCCGGATCTTTTTGCTCAATCTTTTGGCTGAAGAAGAGAGGTTTGATGCCTGGTCTTTCTTTCTCCAACGAACTAATTTCAAGAGACGAGGGAATGCACTGTGACTTTGCAGTCGCCCTGCACAACAATCATTTGGCAAACAAAGTGTCCGAAGAGAGAATTAAAGAAATCATCATGTCTGCGCTAGAGATAGAGAAGGAATTTATCACTGAATCTCTTCCTGTTAGACTTATTGGAATGAACTCCGATTTAATGAAGCAGTATCTGGAATTTGTTGCAGATAGACTTCTAGTTGATCTTGGTTGTTCCAAAGTTTATGGATCTGAAAATCCCTTCGATTTTATGACCAACATTTCTTTGCAGGGAAAGACTAACTTCTTCGAGAAGAGAGTTGGAGAGTATCAGAAGGCTGGAGTGATGAACAAAGAGGTGAACGCATTCGATATGGATGTAGATTTTTAAAAAAAGGTAACAATTAAAATGCAAGTAGTAAAAAGAGACGGCTCAAGAGAGCCTCTAAAATTTGATAAGATTTCAAACAGAATTAAAAAGATGACCTATGGTCTGAACAACGATTTTATCGATGTTCTAGAAATTTCACAGAAGGTCATTGCAGGGATATTTGATGGAATTTCAACAGAAGCACTAGACAATTTGGCTGCAGAGACTGCAGCTTCACTAATCCCTAAGCACCCAGATTATTCTCTGCTCGCTTCTAGGATTGCAGTTTCTAGGCTTCACAAGGTAACTAAGAAGAAATTTTCAGAGACAATTCAAGATTTATACACCTACGTCGACCCAGAGACTGGAAAGCCAGCTTCTCTGATCAACGAAGAGACCTACAACGTGATTATGGAGAACAAAGATGAATTTGATTCTGCCATCATTCACGACAGAGACTTTAATTTTGAGTATTTTGGATTTAAGACCTTAGAGAAGAGTTACCTTTTAAAACTATATGGTCAGGTTGCTGAAACCCCTCAGCACATGTACATGAGAGTTGCAGTCGGTATCTGGGGAAGCGACATTAAGAATGCAATTAAAACCTATGAGCTTCTGTCCACTCACATGATGACTCACGCAACCCCAACCCTTTTCAACGCCGGAACTAGAAAGCCTCAGCTTTCTTCTTGCTTTCTCC